GTATGATATTCTCTAATCATAAGTGACATACTTGCACCTAGTTCTTCTAATCCTCTACCAGTTGCAAAGCTAAGTGGAGATTGTGAATCATCAGATACAGGATAAGAACCACCTACACGAAGTTGTCTTTCTATTCTGTCTATTTGTTGAAATATTTGATAAGGAACATTAGATGCAGGTTTACTTACTTGTGTACCTGGAGCTAGATAGTTTACAGCAAATCTACCTTTACGATACTGTCCTGATTCTATTTCTCCTGATATGTTAGTTTCTGTAAATACTGCATCTTCCATAGCTATTATTGACATCACATTAATTTTTGCCATAGAAGCCATAAGTCCTATAATTTGGTCATACTGTCCTTGCAATCTATCAAAAGCAAATTTCTTTGCTATAACAAATGCAGGCCCACTATCTAGTGGGTTTGGTATAAAGTCAAGAATAGTAGCAGATGTCATATGAAAAATGTATGTACCTTCTTCGTTATAATACTCTGCAATAAGGTCACCCTCACCATTTGAGTTTGCCCAAGAGCCGTTGTAAGAATCTGTGTAAGCAGAGGCATACGCATTACCGACACCTAGTGTATTTGTTTGGTAAGAGTCTTTGCTATTTATTTTGTCAGCGGAGTTGGGATATGCTTTTGTTAATGCAACTTTAGGAACTCTACGGACTATAGCCATTTCTTTTGGTTGTTGGTCTGCACCGAAGTATCCAGGAAAACAGTTGTAAGGGTCACGAAGTTCAGCACACGGATAAGGTGTACCATCTGGTCCTATTTTTTCTCTAATTACCCATACTGCAAAACCATAACCAGGTAGCCATCTACCTACTTGTGGCATTTGTAAATCTA